AAATATAGAAGACACTGTGACTTTTTTGATTTGATTCCAAAATATATTGAATTAGGAAATTTGTAATCATTTAAATTCCACTTTGAGGAACCGAATTTAAAATTGTTTTTTTGATTTTTATTCATTATGTATTTGGAATTGAGGTGAAGAATTATAAATATTGCCTTTCCATCTAATTTCAACGCGGTAGATTTTTTCGTCAACACTAAAACGACAAAACATTTTGGCTGCATTTCTCTCCTTTCCTTTCTTATCAAAGTAATATGGTTTGTATTCTTCAAAAGAGATATTGGAATTAACAAAACAATCGTTTGAGTGATTCATTTTTTCAAATGAATTGCCATCATATTCGTATATGTCGTAGTTGATATTGGAACAATATAACAATTCTACTAATTTTTTTGAAATCTCGGCATTCTTGTTTGCAAATATTTCTCTCAATTGTTCCCAATAAAGATTATTTTTATTTTGAGAATAGAACAATTTATTTACTTTGGCGCGTTCATTTTTATCAAATTTCAAAATTCCATTATCATTTAAGTATTTAAGTTTAGTGTTGTTTAAATTAGTCTCAAAATCCTTGCCTAGAATTTGACCAAGAATTTTATGGACACTATAATTCGATTTGGTTGCATCTTTACTTTGTTTGATAGATACACCACAGATTTTTCCGTTTAAAAATTCAACATATATGTCAGACTTGGCTTCAATTTTTTTAATATTTTTATTTAATTCTGTTATTTTAGTGTGTTTATTAGTTTTACCTGAAATATAAATACATTTGATATTGTTTGACTCAAAATCAACATGGTTTTTAATTAGTTCTTTAAATTTAGTAATATAATTCGATTTAATAATAATTTTTTCTTTTTTTTGGATATCTTCAACATATTTTTCAAAATCAGTTGATTCATTTAAAATAATAGTTGTGGCATAGATATCCATGTTTTCTCTCATGTGTTGAATTTTTTCAATTAGTTCCTGGAAATTATTTACATCATACTTGAGTAAAATAGGAACAACTAGTTCCATACCATTATACTCGACTGAACTGCGGACTTTTGTGCCTTGTTGGGTATTATGTTCTGTTAAACTCATTTTATAATAACTTAATTATTTATTATAAATTTAATTAATTAAAATCATTTCATTTTTTTAATACTTTCATATATTTTATTAAAAACATTTATTTTTTGGATTTAGGGCGACGACGGTAACTTGATTTCCTACCATTTATTTTGCGATGACTTTTACGTTTTCGGTTTCTGGTTTTTTTGACTCTTTTTGTTTTTTTGTATTTTTTGTATTTTTTTCCTCCATAAGCCGGTTGTAATAAGTTTTTTTCTTTTTTTGTAATATCATCATCACTGTCGTTTACAGTATCATCATCACTGTCGTTTACAACACCAGACTTTGAATGAAATTTAGGAACTTTAATAACTTCTCCAGTTGAAATTTCATGTTCTTTTAAATATTTTTTTGAATCACTTAGTTGTCTTTTTCTAAAAAATTTAAATCCTAACCCAATAGTAAAATCTATATTACTTACAGAAGGACTAATAATCTCTTCCGGAAATTTATGCCATATAAAATCTCTCAAACTTGAAAATACATCCAAAATTTGAATACATATTATTTTTTGTTGTGGAATTTCAGAATTAGGTTTATATCGAATTACAACTTCATCTGGAATAAGACTTTCTATATTTACTTCATAATATAGTCCACTATTTAATAATTCATCCTCATCAGAAGGTAAAGGTGGGCATGCAGGAATCTTTCTTAGTATATTTTTTTTAAAAAATAAGTTGTTATTATATGATTTATTAGTATCTACAACATTTTCTTCATTATGTCCAGTTGGTAATACACGCCATTTTATAAATCCTGGTTCTGAAGGATTTTCCAAAATTTCGATCCACTCTTGATTTCGATTATTTCGATTATATTTAATTACAAGGTCTTGTGGTTTAAGATTTTCTATATCTACTTTATAATAACGTTTACCATGTAATAATTCATCCTCATCCGGTAAAGGTAAAATTTCGTTAGAAGATATATTCATTTATATATTATAATAATATATAAATAATATTTAAATATTGTAAAATTTTTTTATTCGCTACCGAAGTAGGCTCCCTTACCCATCTTAAAATCACTCAAACGCGTAATAGTTTCGTCATTTTCCTTAATAATTTCTTTAATTAAATCTTTAATAGATATCATTCCGATAAACTCTTCATTTTTATCATCAATTACTAATAAATGACGAATATCTTTAAACATCATCTTGTTCATACATGTTTCAAGAGAATCGTCCTTCTTAGCAATTATGATTGGTTCATAGGTGCATATTTGTTTTACTTTAATATCATTAATATTTTTATCAAAAGAAACTTTTGATATAAAATCACGCTCCGAACAAACACCAACAACTTTGCTATCTTTATTTGTTACAGCCAGACAACCAACTTTGAATGCAGTAAAACGATTAATGGCTTCTTTTACTGGTGCTTCTTCACTTATTTTAAAATCAACTTTATGATAACAAGACTTTTCAAAAACACTCGCGGCCGATGTTTTTATCATATGATTAACACTTGAAAAACTACGTCTTAACATTTTTTATATGATTATGTATGATGCCATGTTTTTAAGTTAATTTTATAAATATTTTTTTTACTGTTTTGGTTGTTTGGCAAAAATTAATAAGTTATAATAATATATTAAAATTATAACATATTAATATCAATACAACAATACCATTTAATTGGATGTCATTATTAAATATTCATCAAAATATAAAAGAAAAATTAGAATACTTTCATTCAAAACATAAAATCCCGAATATAATATTTCACGGACCATCCGGCAGTGGTAAACGAACAATTGTACACGATTTTATTCATAAAATATATGAAAATGACAAAGAAAAAATAAAGAATTTTGTCATGTATGTAAATTGTGCTCACGGAAAAGGAATCAAATTTATACGAGAAGAATTGAAATTTTTTGCTAAAACGCATATTAATTCAAACGGCGGGGATAATTTTAAAAGTATTATACTATTGAATGCGGATAAATTAACGATGGATGCCCAATCAGCACTGCGAAGATGTATAGAATTATTTAGTCATAATACTCGTTTTTTCATAATTGTTGAAGATAAATATAATTTGTTAAAACCAATATTATCAAGATTTTGTGAGATATATGTTCCAGAACCAGAATACAAAGGTTCAACAATTAATTTGTATAGATATAATCTAAATGAAACTTTCAAGATGAGAGAAAATAATATACAAAGATTAGAAAAATTAAAAAAAGATATTATAAAAATTGCAAAAAATAAAGTAAATTTAGAAACTTTATCAAATATTTCAACAAAATTATATGAAAAAGGTTATTCGGCTTTAGATATTCTGGAATTATTAGAAAAACATAAATTTTTAGAAAATATTGTATCAACACAAAAAAAGTATGAATTATTAATGACCTATAATAAAATACGTAAGGAATTTAGAAATGAGAAATTATTGATTTTATTTATATTTACTTTTTTATTTTTAAGTTCAGAAGTGTCTCTAGAAAATATTAGTTTTATGTAAATGGATGATTTCAATATTTCAACGCTTCATGAAAGTAGAAATGAATGGAGTGCTAGATTAATTTCAATATTAACGCCTTTAATCATTGATGGATATAAATCAATTTTAAATGAAGCAATTACTTTATGTAAAGACAATAATGAAATGGATAAATATTTAATGACATTTCAAAATTTAATTTCAAGAGTTCCTAAATGGAATCAAATTATAGTAGAAAAGGAGAGAAAAAGAATTATAGAGAAATCAGGGTGTTCTTATTTAGAAGATTTGATTACATGTGTTCACATTATTCAATTAAAAATATTAACTGTAATGAGAGTAGGTCAAAAACAAAAAAAACTCGATATAAATATTCCAAAATTGGATGATTTTATTCAAAACGTTTATGTTCATGTTGCACGCAAAATTTATAAAAACGTATATTTATTTGATATAAATGTAGCACCACTTCAACTTCAAAAACACAACAGAGAATTAGAATTGATTGTACAAGAATGTATATTAAATACTTTGAGAGAAAGTGTTCCAGTTGAGGCTATATTAAAGGCTTATATGGATGAAACAATTGAAGAAGATGTTGTGGAAGAAATTAAAGAAGAAATTAAGGAACAATTGATTGAAAATGGTGAAATCAATTCAATGGAAGGTGGTAGTGTAGAACCGACATCAGAGACACTCACTAACAGTCAAAATAGTCAAAATAGTCAAAATAGTCAAAATAGTCAAAATACAAAAATAAGTTTCAATGACATTGATTTAGTAAAAGACTATTCAAACAAAGAAGAACAAATAATGGCACCTAAAACAATTGATAGATTAGAAATGATTAGTGAACAAAGAAACAATCAAAGAAAAATAGAGTCTGCTGATGATGAAAATGAAAATATAAAATTAAACATATCAGATGAAAATGTCGACTTAGATAATTTGGATGTTCATATAATAAATGAACAAGAGTTAGAAATGTTACCAGATTTGATAATAGATGATATTGAAGTTTTGGAATAAAAAGGTTGTTTGTTGTATCTTGGTAAATTGGTCCATTTTGCGTAAAAAAAACTATAAGAATGTGCTTTAGTAATTTATGGATAATATATTTATAATAGCTGCAGTAGTGTCAATAATTTTTTTAATTTTGAAATTTATTGAAATGCGATTTATAGAAAAAGAAAATAAACCATTAAAAGTGTTGATTAGAGATGCGTTGGTTGTATATTTTAGTGTGGTTTCCGGATATTTTATTTTAGAACAATTAAAACCAGTTATTCTAAATGGTGGTAATTTAACAACTAATACAACCCCGATTTTTGTAGATAACCCTGAATTTTAATAATAATTAATTTAAAAAATTATATATAAATACATGTATATTTATATATAATATATACATATGAACTACTTACAACCTAATTTACGAATAAATGTAAATGATTATGACTATATTGTGTCTATTGGAAACAAATGTCCAACTACAATGGTATTAAGAGAATTAAATTTATATAAAGAATCCTTTCCTTTTGATTATATTCCTACAACACCAAAATTGATTTTAAAATATTTACAAGATACAAGTGATTATTTTCCCCAAAAAAATGAAAATAGAACGAATGATGATGTTTGGTTTGGTCATTTTGATTTAAACGATAAATATGATGAAACTATTGATAAATTTAAAAAACGTTTCAACCGATTATTTGAGATATTACAAAATAAAAAACGAGTTTTATTTGTATACACAAGTGAGGCAGATGTTTATAATGAAATGGGCAATCGTTATAATGATAATTATAATGAACTATGCAAAATAGCAAATTATATTAAAGAAACTTATGAATATGATGATTTTACAATTTTAGCTATACATACAAATAAATCTTTTAAAAATACAAAAAATATTATTAATTATACTATAAATGTTCACAAAGATTTTTTATCGGATGATATGAGTAGTCATACATATGATACAGTTGCAAACTATAGATATACCTTACAATTATTAATAAAAGATATTTTTGGATTATAAATAGTAAAGAAATAAATAAAACGAGAGAAAATCTAGGGCAATATATTTGGTTCCTTTTTTTAAGTAATTAACGTCCGCTCCATACTTTAATTATGTAATGAGGTAATTTTTTTTTAATAAGTAAATCTTGTTTGTAATTTTCAAATGTATAAGAAAAATTATTAATATAATGTTGAATTGATCCAAACATGGATTTCATTTTTCTGGTGAAAGGTGATTCTATAGAAAATATTACACCAAAAATACGTTCTAAACAACATCTATCTGGACGATTATTTACTTTATTAACTAAACTTAACATATTATATTTATTAAAAATATGTATTAAAAAATCATGATTTATATAACTTTGAACACCAAAACATCCATACCACTTATTAAAACGTTGCATAAATATATCATTATTCAATAATTTTTTGTGCATTAAGGGTAAATAATTAAAATTTGATATTAATCTTATTGAATTATTAACATTTTCATTATCCGGTTCAAAATGCCATAATGGTAATACTTTTATTTTCCCAAATTTTTCAAAAGGAACTCTTTTATGTATAAAAATACTATCATGTATAATTACAGCATTATTAAACCATTTACGATGATAAAAATAATAGTAAGGTAACAACTCACCTCTTTTGGGGAATTCTGATTGTACAATTTCAATATTTTTATATTCATAATCAGCATTAACATATTGATAATTACTATTATCATCAATAATTATGATTTTTCGAAAAGGGTAAAATTTTCTTAAACAACGTACACATTGATTCCAATATTGGTTCGTAGTTTCAGAATTAACGTGTCTTGTAATTATAAACCCATAATCATCTAATTCTCTTGATTCATTTGCTTCCTCCATTATTTATAAATTAATATAAAAAATTTCTCATTTTATCTTAATACTTTCAATACATTATTTTAATTGAATCAATATCAATATCAATATTAGGTTCGTTTACGTTTATTTCTAAATAATCTATTAAAAATTGTTTAAATTCAGGTCTTTCTAATTGAAGAAAAGGTGTATGTTTATGAGCGTGTCTAGCAATCATTTTATATAATTTGAAATCAGGATATCTCTCATCACCATTATTTTTATACAGCATATTTGTTCCATTATCATCTAAACACCATTCAAAAATAAGTCTTTTTAATGGATTATCGGAAAATGTATTTTGTGTTTTTATTTCCTCTAAATTAATTACATAATCAAAAATGGAGCACGCCAGACGAGATAAATCAAAACTAAAATTTGGTTCGATGCGTGATTTATTTTCATTAAAGTAAGGTTCAGTATTATATTGTCCAGCCGCATCATTTCCATTTTTAAAACTGTCGCTGCAAAATACTTTACCTTGAAATTTATAAATACTACGTCCAAAATCAATAATCTTAAATATTTTTCCGTACGTAGGAACTTTATATATATTGTTGTTAAAACGATAAGTAATGTATTTTTGTGACGTTTTATTAAACATTATATTATTTGTATGTAAATCATTATGAGTAAATGAAAATATATTTTGATATGTTAATAAAATCATAATAATTTGCATAAGGTATGCAAACCATTCGTCATTTGTAAGTTCATTTTTCATTATTAAATTATCAAGTGTATTTTCACAATTTTCCATACATATTACTTCAACAGGTAGTTTTGGTATTGTTGCAAAAATTTCTTCTTCTTCTGAACTATCGTTAGAACTATGTTCAGATTCAAAATCTTCCCATGAACTATTTGAATCATTACATTCCTGACAATCTTTATTATCAAAATCAAATTCTTCATTGTCTTCATTGTCTTCATTGTCTTCATTGTCTTCATTGTCTTCATTGTCTTCATTGTCTTCATTATATTCACTGTTGGTATGTGATGTTCTAGAAGAACATGTTGAATTTGATTTAATTGTAGTTGTTTTACCATCATTTATTATATTTAAATTTTCATCAACTTCAAATAATATTGTTTCTAATTCATTATATTGTTGTTTGTTGGATTTATTTTCTGATATAAATATATTTTCGAATACATCATCGTTAATTGATTTTATAGATAAATTTAACTGATTTATTTCACTGTTATGAATCTTTATTGGTTTAAGTTGTGGTTTATTATCATAATCATTATCAATTAAATGTTTATATTCGTCAACAGTAAAAAGTATATTTTGATTTTTAATAAAAAATTCAGAATTATTTAAATAATCTAAATCATCGAATATATTTAATAAAAAGTCATTTTTAATTGAAAGAAATGATCCATAAAAATCTAAACCATGTTGAAAATTATAAATATTTTTTAAAGAAGAAATTAAATAAACAAAAAAACCATCAACATAGGCCGAATTATTCATATCTAGTAATTTTGGATGACACGTTGTTTCATTACTATTTAAATTAGGTAAATTAAATAATTTATTATCATTTAAATTGTATTTTCCAACTAAATATTTAAAAGGATCTATTAAAGGAGCTAATTTAATAAAAATTTCTTTATCTTTTAATTGATTTGTATCAATATTTTTAATACAACATTTAAATAAGTTATTATGATCTTTTACCTTATTTTTTAAACTTTTAATAAACCATTTATTATTTAAATTAATATTGTTAAAATTGGTATCGTTAAGTGAAAAAAATCTATTATAGATAGGAATATAATTTTGAGTATTTGATAAATACAGCAATTTTTTTGACTCTAAAGTTTGAAATAAATCTAAATTTTTCCGTTTTTGATAGTGAATATCAATACTAGTCATTATTAGGAATTTAATATATTAAATTATATATAAAATAAACTAATTTCATAAAATCATAAATCATAATTTATTTTGCGTCTAAATTATAAAATTAACTTTTCTAAATAAAATAATAATACTAAATAAATGTCTTTAGAGTTAAAAAAATTTGATATGAAAAGTATTAGTTTTAAAGCAACTGAATCAAAAGGTCCTGTTATTGTCTTGATTGGTAAGCGTGATACTGGTAAAAGTTTTTTAGTCCGTGATTTGTTGTATTATCATCAAGATATACCAATTGGAACTGTAATATCTGGAACTGAAGAAGGTAATGGTTTTTATGGTAAGATGGTACCGCGATTATTTATTCACAATGAATACAATACTGCAATTATTGAGAATATTTTAAAAAGACAGCGAAATGTTTTAAAACAAATCAAAAAGGAAATGGAGACTTATAAACGCACTACAATTGATCCGCGCGCATTTGTTATTTTGGATGATTGTTTATATGATAACACTTGGTCTCGTGATAAAATGATGCGTTTACTTTTTATGAATGGTCGTCATTGGAAAATAATGTTAGTGATTACTATGCAATATCCATTAGGTATTCCTCCAACTCTTCGTACAAATATAGATTATGTCTTTATTTTGAGAGAAAATTATATCGCCAATCGTCGTCGTATCTATGATAATTATGCCGGTATGTTTCCTACATTTGAATCCTTTTGTCAGGTCATGGATCAATGTACAGAAAATTATGAATGTCTTGTAATCAATAATAATGTAAAATCAAATCGACTGCAAGACCAAGTATTTTGGTATAAAGCCGATAATCATAATGATTTTAGATTGGGTTCAAAAGAATTTTGGGATTTATCCAAGAATTATAATTCAGACGAAGAAGAAGAAAAATATGATCCTAATGCAAATAAAAAACGAGGTAATGGACAAAAAATTAGTGTTAAAAAGACGAAATGGTGAGAGTGAATTTCAACACTTAAATTCAACGTGGTCATTTCTAATATCACTATAACCGGGTTTTTGAATTCCTATTCTATCTTTAAAACAATACCAATTGTCGTTTTCTTGCAATGGTTTCCAATAAACATCAATAGCATATATCCATGATTTCCAACTAGCACCTAATTGTTCAAGTCCTTCCCTATAATTATTAATCAATGTGTCATAATATTTTTCGTTTACTAAATATCCTGATGTTGTTTGAGAATATTTAACTTTATGTAAAAAATCATGACTACTTTCTGTATAACTATGTAAATTATATGAAAATAAACAAACATCATAATGTACGTTTGAATTAAAAAATATTTCCATTTGTTTTTCAAATGCTTCGGGAGAAATAACAAAAGTAAAATCGTCTTCCAATATAAGGATATTTTTATAACCGCGTTCTTTGGCAAGTGATATTGCATTATGATGAGAATACGAGCATCCTAGACATCCGTAGTAAGATATTTCTACTGCGGGGAAGCGTTCATAATCGAGTTTGTATTGAGTTAATTCTTTTTCGATTTCTTCTTTTCTATCGGTGCGTTTATCTAAATTTATATAAAAAACTTTGTCTATATAATCGGATACCTTGAATGGCAGTTTTTTTGTAATTGCATTTTCTAGTGAAGTGACTTTATTCAATAATTCAATATTTATTTTGGTAATATCATCTATTTTTTTAGATAAATTTTCAATTGTATTGATTAATTGATTGATTTGTTCGGTCATGGTTTAATAAGTAATTTAAATTATAATTATATAGTTATCTTTATATAATTATAAATTTTTTATGTTTTGTATTTTATTAATTTGTTGTTTTATTATTTAACATAAATGTTGCTTTACTGTGACCTTCTCTATTACTTTTCTTTGCTCCCGAAGGTACGGGAGCAATAATTTTATAATCATGATTTAAATTAAATTGTTAATTAAAATAGACTCTCACCGTTATATTTTTCTTTTATTTTTTCATTTAATATTTCAATTTGTTCCAGTATATTATAATCTTTTGGTAAAACCATTTTAATATTTAAACGTTTTCCATCTAGTCTTTTTTCATATACTAGATGTGGTTTTTCTCTAAAATTTATAAGTGAAACATATTTTGGTAAAATGGGTTCATTAATTTCAGGATAAATATTATTTTCCAAATCTTCAACAACTTTATTTGCTTGGTTTAGTTTATCTAGAATTGTAACTTTTCCAGATTTAGTTGTAATCCAAGGTTTATCGAGTTTTGGATGTTTTTCAACTTTAAAAAACTCTCTTTGTTTTGTATGTTCTTTATCTAACCATTCGTGATAATAAACCACATATTTTTTCATCATTTCTTGTGTGATTCCTTCAGGTAAATCTTTTGCACTATGCTTTCTTTCTCTCTTAGTTCCTTCTTTAATCCCTTTTGTATTTTGCTGTTGCTCGTATAATGTTGCAATTCTTAAATTATCCCAAGTATTATTTAAAGGGTCTTGGTCTATATGATCAACACTAATATTTTTTGTTCCTTTACCATTTCCGTAACATCCAGTTATAATTTGATGTATATATAAATCAATATTTCCCATAATATAACCATTCTGTAATTTAAACCAAGTTATTTTTTTTCCATTATTAATATTATTTTCATAATCGATGATTTTATCAATTGACTTTTGACACAATTTAACAATTGTATTTTTTTCACAAAACATTAACCAGAATTCGGTATTATTTTCAACAATTTTCCACATTGGATTTTTCATAATATTTGCATCTTGACCAATTTTTAAATGATGACCAATAATATACTCAATAACATTATATTTTTTTGTAACAACCTCATGATAAAAGTGAAATAGTTCAACATTACACCTTCTCAAATCATATTTATTATTATTTTTAAATTTATAGTAAACACTTTCATTATTATAATTAAATATAAAATCTAAATATGTAAAACGTTTATAATTATAACTGTATGATGGATAATCTTCATTTTCACTAGTTATAAAAACAAAATTCTTATTAAAATTAATTATTTTATCTTTATCTTTATGATCAACAAAATATAATTTATTTCCATAATTGATAGTTCCGCAATCAAGTTCTTCATCAGTTCCGTAAATAGGTTTCATTTTAGATAATATAGTATTATCTTCAGTCTCAAAATATGAATCAATTTTAATATTATTCATATTATGATGTTATTTGTAATATAATCTTTAAGTAGTTTGGGTAAAAATATAATAAATATATTTGAATATAATTGTATAAGTAACCCATACCGCTCAATTTGAGTATGCCAACCCTCCCATGCCACTCATAATTCTTAGAACATTGTAGTTAGTGGCATAGACACGGACCTTAGCAGTCTTGGTACCTTCAACAGTGGCGTTAGAAAGAACCAGTTGTAAAGTAGCGTTATCAATTCTGGAGAAGTTGCACGTGCCTGAAGGTTGGTGTTCTTCTGGACGAAGAGCAAAAGAGTAAACATTAATACCTTCATCAGGGTTTCTGGTGTGAGATTGGTATGGTTGTACCCATGAGAAGTAAGATCCTTCACGCTCAGAGAATCTATCTTGACCGTTAAGTTGTAACTTGGCAGTAACAACTGGGTTAAGACCCCAACAATGCATATCAAGTGAGGTTTCAGCTAGAACGAATGTTCCGGCATCAGAAACGGTTGATTGATGTTGAGTGTGATTAGCGTTACTACTTAGAAGTTGATTAATAACATCAGTAGTTAAACCAGTTGTGTTGGCAATGGTGTTAACATCAACATTTGAACCGTATGAGATAGATGGACCGCCAAAGTTAACTTCGTTGTAAGGATCTTCAGGTCCGTTCCAGTATCCAGTTAAACCAGCAGCGATGTAGGCATCTTCAGCACCGGCATCATTAAATAATCCTCTGACATCAATGTAAGCGCGACTATCAGCAGCCATGGCTGCAGGTCCTCCAAATGCATGGATAGCGTTTGGAAGAGCATCAATGGCATCAGTATAGTTGAATGGTTGAGCACCTAAGACTTTGAATAAAAGAGCATCACATACTAAAGATGAGCAGTAATCTACGTTTTGATCAGGTTGAACAACCCAAATTAATTCTTTAACTGGATGGTTGAAGTTAAGTTTAATTTTGTTACTTGATGAACCAACTGATTCATCACCAGTGAATTGTAATTGGGTAATTAAATATTCATGAGGATTTTGTGCCATTCTTCTACGTTCATCGGTATCAAGGAAGACGTAATCAACGTAAAGGGAAGCAGCTACAAGGGATTGATTGTAGGCAATAGTAGCAGGTACTGGACGACCTGGTGTAAATTGTCCTGATGGACCACTGTAAGGATCAGTGTTGCATGAAAGAGTTGTAACAGCCCATAAACATTCATCAATTGGTCTAATATCAAGGTTAATTTTAACTTCGTGATATTGAAGAGCAATTAAAGGAAGTGCTAGACCAGGGTTGGTACAGAACCAAAATTGTAATGGAACGTAAAGAGTAGTTTCTGGAAGAGCATTTCTTGGAGCACAAACTTGACGTGGTGCTAATGAGTCACAAGGTCCATCAACATCAGCAAAAGAAGGATCAGTGATGAAGGTTAGTTGGGTAACGTTACCAATCATCTTGAAGTAACCACGTTGTTGTTCAGAAGTCATAGTAAGTTGGTTCCAGATGTGCATCCAGTCACCATATTGTCTGTCAATTCTTTGACCTCCAATTTCGACTTCAACTTGAGCAACAAGTTGTTCACCTGGGAAATCTAACCAACGAGCATAGACTCCTGATCCTTGTCCAAGAACAAAGGCGCCAAGACCCATAAGTTGGTTAATTTCAGGTAAAGTGACCTGAAGGTAAGTACGGTAAGCTAAATCACCGTTTCTACTGATAATACATTGGACACGACGACCAAAATCAGCTTGACCATTGAAAGTTTGTTCAATTGATTCAATAGCAAAGTTAGTGTATCTACGATAAGTTACTTTCCAAAAGGTAATTTGAGGATTACCAGTTAGATAAACATCTTGTGCGCCATAGGCGACGAGTTGCATTAATCCACCTCCCATATTTATACAATTGCTAAAGAAAAAAATTTTAGGAAAAACTAATTAATTAAAATTAAAATAATTTAAAATTATAACTATAAATAATAATTTTAAATAAACAAAAATTAGTTTAGTAATTTATTTATATCTAGATTGGTCTTTAAAAATTTTAATAAATAGGAATCTTCAAGAATTTCTTTTTTATTCTCGTGTTTTTTTGTAAAAATATATGAATTATCTTTTTTTTTAATGCTCCACCCTTCTTCTAATGCATTATAAATTAAATTCATCTTTCTAAAAATAATGTTATCTATTTTAATTTTTTTATTTTCTAAATAATCTTCGATATTTGTTGTATTTTCCATTATTTATTCAAAAGAAAACTATTAAAATCTTTAAACTAGTCAAATAAATATTTATATATTTATTTAATTTTAAATTAAATAAAAAATAATATTTTATTTAAAGAAGAATAATTGTTGATGCCATCTTTTAAACCAAAAACCAATAAAAAAATTAGTTATAATAAAAAAAATGCTATTACTTTAGATAATAAACACAAAGAGTTTATTAATGAATTTAATAAGGATGAAAAAGATAAAATACCACTATTGCAACAGCAAAAAAAGAATTTGAAAGAATCTCTTAAAAATCTTGAAATAACAATTGAAAATCGATTGGAAATAGAGGATGAAATTAAAGAAATAAATGCAAAAATAAAAGAATTAAAAAATAAAAAAAAAGAATATTTTTTAGAAAATTCCAAATATATATTCGAATATTTTGAAAATAAGAAAAGTATTTCTAACGGAAATTATGTTAATAATGTTAATAATAAAACAATAATGATAACTAATTTCTTTAAAATTAAAGAAAACGATAATTATCAAGAATCAAATCAAAATAAAAATAATAAAAATATTGTACAAAAATATTTATCTAACATTGATGATATGTTTTTAGATGTAAATTCTTTTGTTTATCAAACTGATATTTGTAAATATTGTAATAAAGGCGAATTAATGCCTTTAGAAGATGAAGGTGTACTTATGTGTAATAATTGTTCCAGAAATATACCTTATTTAATTGAAAATGAAAAACCATCTTATAAAGAACCTCCTAAAGAAGTATGTTTTTATGCATATAAACGAATTAATCATTTTAAAGAAATACTAGCCCAATTTCAGGGTAAGGAAACAACTCAGATTCCTTTAGAAGTTATTGAAAATATTAAAATGCAAATTAAAAAAGAGAGAATAGATATTAGTCAAATATCAAATATTAAAACAAAAGAAATTTTGAAAAAATTGGGTTATAATAAATATTATGAACATATACCATTTATAAAAGACAAATTAGGTATTAACCCACCAGTTATGTCTTCTGAATTGGAAGAAACTTTGTGTAATTTATTTATTGAACTACAGTCGCCATATTCAAAATATTGTCCAGATGATCGTGTGAATTTTTTAAATTATTATTATACAGCATATAAATTGTGTGAATTACTTGGTGAAACACAATATTTAGAACATTTTCCTATGTTAAAAGATAAAGAAAAACGTATTGAACAAGATACAATTTGGAAAAAAATTTGCGAAGAACTAGACTGGGAATTTATGCCAACAATTTAATTACAATTAAGGTTTATATGGAAATAATTTCAATAAATTAGTGTTGAAAATATTGAAATTTGGATTGTTGCAAAATGGATTTCCACCATAACCACCTCCTCGTTTTGTTTTATTTTTTGATGTATATTTTTTACACGTTTTTTTATGTTTTTTACTAGTACAATTACACTTTTTATTTGTCATCCTTTTTGACCGCATAATATATTATAATTATATTTTAATTTTATAATATATTACATCTATTTAGATTTTATGTATTTACTAGTTTATTTAAAACCCACCAGGAAATTTAACCAAGTTAGCACCAATACCGAATCCGGCACCAGAACGGGCACCAACTCCCATACTAGGAATATAAGTATCTAAAATACTAAATGTTGCTGCAGCAGTTAAAGCAATAAAAGCAATTTCTTCGATATTTAATGAACGTTTAGGAATAGCATATGCAGCAATAGCAACCATCAAACCTTCTACTAAATATTTAATAATTCTTTTAACTAACTCGCCAATGTCAATTAAACCTGTCATTATATTAATTAATAAGAAAAAAATAAAATATATATTGTGCGATAAAAAACTTAAAATTTAAATGTTTTATTTATTTAAATGAGTCGCGCGTCTAAAGAAAAGAATTCAAAAAAGATGGAGTTTGAAAGAAAGATGGTAAATGATAAAGAAAATCCTAAATATGTTGATTTATTAGAAGAAGATAAACCTATTTCTAATCAAAAATTTGTTTGTGTATCATTTGTGTCTCCTGAAAAAATAATTAAACAGAAAGAACTATTCTTTTTTGAAGAATTCCTAAAGAAATGGGATTTTAACAAATCCATGGAAAAATTTGTTCAATTTTTAAATTTCCTATCTTATAAATACAATTTATCTTTTGAAGATGCAACAAATGATTTCAAAGATTTTGTAAAAGAAGAAAAAGAAATATTGTCTAAATCATCTATCGATGATGAATATAAAACTTTTTTAGATAATAATGAAGAAGAATTGGACAAGTTATTTGGTATCAATTATAATTTCCAAACAAGTACACGTGGTTTAAAAATTAGAGGTGTATATCCTACTATGGAAGAAGCCGAATTACGATGCAAAATGTTGAGAGAAATTGACCCTAATCATGATGTATTTGTTGGTCCAGTTGGTTTATGGATGCCTTGGGATCCTGAAGCTTATAAGACTGGACGTGTAGAATATATGGAAGAAGAGTTGAATCAACTTATGCATGAAAAGCAAAAGAATGAGTCAAATGCTAAGATGAACTTTGAACAAAGAGTAAAAGAATCAAAACAAAAGGCAATCGATGAAAATATTAAGAAAGCCGAAAAATCGGGAAATGTTTTAACTCAAACTATCGATGAGGAAGGAAATCTAATAGGAGTTAATAATATGAATTCAAATGATTTTTCACTTTCATCAGAAAATAAAGCAAATGACGAAATTTCTGTGGCTGATATTCGATCTGAATTATTTGAAGGAGATAATATTGTTGTAGGTAAAACTGATTATGGACAAAGTCAATTGGTTAGTGGTCCATTTGCGACAAATAATGAAACTATTGAGGGGTGAATTATTTAATCAAAATATTTAATCAAAATATTTAATCAAAATATATATATAAAAAATAAATTATATACATATTTATAAATATGGAAAAAGTAAGTGTTATAATTCCAACATTTAATCGATTTAAATATTTATTAAATACAATTGAATCAGTAAAGAACCAAACCTATAAAAATTTAGAAATTATTGTAATAAATGACTGTTCTAGTCAAAAAGAATATTATGAATATAATTGGGAAGAAAATGGAATAATTATTATTCATCTAGAAGAAAATACTAAACAAAAATTTGGGTTTGCTTGTGTTGGATATGTTATTAATAAAGGATTAGAAATTTTTACAGGCGAATATTTTGCTACTTGTGATGACGATGATATTTGGTTTCCAAAAAAACTTGAGTTACAATTGAAGGCAATGAAAGAAACAGGTTGTAAAATGTCCTCTACAGATGGTTTACATGGAGCAGGAGTATATGATAGTAATAAAAAATATAAAATATATAATAAAGAACATTTTTATTCTACTTTACAAAATATTTATAGAAGTAAAGGATCCAATCTTTTGGATAATGGATTTCCAAAAATATGGAATTTAGATTTTTTAAAAATACATAATTGCATTATAGCTTGTAGTGTTTTAATACATAAAGATATTATAATGAAAATTGGTAAAAAAAGAGAAATAAAGATGGGTGGTGCGTTAATTGATGGTGATATAATTCATATAGATTATGATTTTTGGTTAAGAGCACTTGAACATACTGATTGCGTATATGTTGATGACGTATGTTTTTATTATGATGCTGGTCATGGGGATGGAAATTTATATTAATATATTATTTTGTAAAGATATAAATCAAAATGATATAAAAATAATTATATAAAAATATAAATGAATATGTATTTATATTTTTAGTAAAATGGTTATATCGTTAAATATGCACATGTCAAAAAAAAAACGCAATCTTCCATTCAATTCTTTTTTTGAAAATTATAAAAACAACAGTTACAATATTGCTGTTCTAGGAATAATAAATGATAATTTTATATCAAATTGTGGGGAATATTTTTTTAACTCTCAAATCCATGGTTTTAAAAGTAATAATATCTCTCAACAAATCAACTATTTAAATAAAAAACAATTAAATTGTGATATAATATTTATTAATACAACTAGTTTTATTGATCAAATAGAGACAATATGCAGTTGTTATCAATATTTAAAAACGGGAGGAATATTATGGATTGAAAATATTGACATACATATAAGTGAAACTACTTATATTAACAATAGTAACCATATTTTATCTGAATATCAAAATTATTGTTTTTTCACAATTAATCATACAAATAAAATATTTATTTTGATTAAATCAGGATCTCAACCCATTTTAAAAAATAAAAATAAAATTACTATTATAACACCATGTTACAGAATAAACAATTTACCGCAGTTAAAAGAAAGTATTGATTTTGATTATGTAGATGAATGGTTGATTGTTTATGATGGCAGAAAAATAACAGAAAATCCAAAATTATTTGAGAATGATCAATCTAGAGAAAAAATACGAGAATTTGTTTTCAAAGGAACCGATGAAGGGATAAGTGGAAATCCACAAAGAAATTTTGCCTTAAAACAAATAACTAAAGAAGAAACTTATATATACTACCTAGATGATGATAATATAATTCATCCAGATTTATATAAATTACTTGATATAATTGAAGATAATAAAATGTATACTTTTAATCAAAAAAGACCAGTTGACGTATATCCATATGTAGATTTATTAAAAGGGAATGAAATAGATTTGTTCAAAATAGATACAGCTATGTTTTTAATAGATTATAGATTATGTAAAAATATAACTTGGATATTAGATAAATATAACGCTGATGGATATTACATTAAAGAATGTTATGAAAAAAATAAGGATTCACATATATATGTGGACAATGACTTGTCTTATTATAATGAAATAACAATGAAATAATATTTTTAACTAATATTTTTAAGTAATATTACTATTAAATAATAAATTCATATTTATTATTTCGGGTTTGTCTGGATCATGCGTAAGAATTTTAATAATTTGATCATCATCTCTAAAACGTAATGAATAATTTTGTTGTATATTATTTCTACCTACTCTTCCCATAGCCTGAATGATTTTTTCTTGTGTTAAATTCATTCCCTTGCTAATATAACCATGACAAAATTGATAGTTTGTTCCATAAATATAATCACTAGAAGCAATAATTGTAAATAATTTTTGATCATCGGCCAGTTTTTTCATAATTTCAGTATATTTAATATTTTCATGAGTGATAAATACACCAATTCCCATTAATAACAATATTTTCCAAGTATCATCAATACCATTTAATAATAATATATCATTAATTATATTTTCTTTTATATCACATGTAAATGCATTTGTAGTGTTTAAACCGTCAGACCATTTTTTTAAGTGATGTAATTTGTTTGGAATAAATGTTTCATTTAAACTAACATTTTTAATCATTTGTCTATAATTTTCAATATCTTTTGTCAATTGTGATTTTTTTGATTTACCTTCATCTACCTTATCAGAATCTCTATTGAATTTACGCACATTTTTTAAAGAATTCGATGAGACTGTTAATTTATTTTCTTCTTGTTCTTTCAAATAATCTAATTCTTTTTCCAATTCATCGATTTTTTTATTTAATATATTATTATATTCTATTTTTTTCATTAATTCATCCATTACAATCGTAGGAATATTGGCTTGTTGAATACAAAATTTTGATATTTTTTCTATATCATCACAAATAAATATAGTTGGACCATCTGTCAAAGTATACGAATCTTTAGTTGTAATATAAATTCCAGATGTTCCTGTTTGATTATTATTGGTTTTACCCGTAACACTAGTATTAATATTATTTTCACCTGTTAAACTTCTAACTATTGGTTTTTCAATTGTTATAGCAGATGTCAAATTAACACCAGGACCAATACTTTTCATTTTTGATAAAATATTATTGTTATTATTGTTATTAAGAATTTTGTTTCCTTTATTATCAACTGTATTATTCTCAGACAATTTTGGTAGTCTTTTTTTAATCAAATAATCATAAATCGTCGACCATTTAGTAGGGTTTATATTTTTTAATAATTGAATATAATACAATTTAACATTTTTCATATTAATATCGTCTAATGTATCAAAATATCGTTCTATTTTAAATCTTTCACCTACTAGATTATTTTTATTTACATAAACAATAAAATTAATTACTTCATTTAAATCAAAATATCTTAAAAGTGTCAAATAATTTTCACAATGTTCAATAATTTTCACAATATTTTCATAATTTTCAGACATATTTAAATAATGTGGTAATTCAATATATCCATTTTTATTTATAATGGGAATTGATTTTTTACAATCATGACTTACTATTTGAAATATTTCACTATTCGCGAATTTATTTTTGAAATCCATAACTGTTTCGGTTAACTCGTGTACTTTAGGTAAAGTTGCAGATGATAATATTACTGTAGGAATACTATTTTCACTCCAATTTTTTTTAATAATTTCATGAAAACTATGCTCTTTATAATCCAAAGTAATTGTAGGTTCATCCCAATAAACTATTATTTCTGCATCACTATTAAATGCTTTCATATAATACATGGCAGGTATAAATGATTTAATATCACTTATGATAATCTCAACATTTTCACCATTACTATTATCCACCTTTTTAATTGAACCAGAACGTTTATTTACAGTATAATCTTTAGCCGCGAAATAATGCAAACGAATATCGTCTGCACTTGCACAACCAAATGCAAATGCAATCTTTTTATTAACAGAAATCGCGGATCTAGCCAACGCTAATCCAACGTGTCTTGCAGCACAGACAAATATTACTCTGTATTTTTCAGACAAACCCAATGGTGTAAGAGTTTTACCTGTTCCTGTAGGTGCCATATATAATATCAATTTAGGTTGATGATTTTTGCATATTGTAAAAATTTCTTTTTGATGATCATATAATATCATGTCATCATATTTTAATAACTCCACATTTTTTTCAATTAGTTCCACTGAATTTTCCAGAAAATCCATTAAATTGATATCATCTTTGTAAACGTTTATTATATTTTTACAGAATTGTAATACATGTCTATTGATTTTTTCAATGTTATTTTTTAATAGTTTGTATAAAGTAAAATAACTTAAAATAAATTGAGGACTATTTATTTTGTTTTCTAACAAAATGTTTATATAATTCAATAAAATATATTCATATAAATTTGCTTTTTTTAAATTTTCAACACTATTTTTTTCTAATCTTATTTTATCTGCTGATTTAATTTGGATATCGCCAATAACGTCTATTTTAATAGAAATTACCTGATGCGCGCTAATTATTTTTTCAACAATTTCTCGTAAATATTTATTGTATAAGTAATCTTCCATTTTTACAGAATATTCTATTTTTAAAAATGTAAAAATAGAATCATTCTTATTTATTTTAATATTTACATCGTGAAACCCTTTTATTATTAAATTAAGGATATCTATTTCATCACGAGATACAGGAATCTCAATCGAGTCCCATTCCGATTTAATTAATTTTCGTTGATTTAAATCCATTATTTTGAATAAATTAAATATATTCTATATACTATACTATGTTTTGTATTTTATAAATCATTTTTTTTTATAACTTAAAAATAAAAATGATTCAATTTTAACAAAATTAAAAATATGTAAATAATACACTAAGTTAAAAACAATGTCGAAAATAATATCTGTCGAAGGAAATATAGGTTCAGGTAAATCAACCCTTTTAGAAAATTTGAGAGAAAAATATAATAACAATCCAAATGTTATATTTTTAAAAGAACCAGTTGACGAATGGGAAACTATTAAAGATAAAAATGGAATCACTATGTTAGAAAAATTTTATTCAGACCAAAAAAGATATTCGTTTTCATTTCAAATGTTAGCTTTTATTTCACGATTAGTACTTTTAAAAAAAACTATTAAAGAAAATCCTAATGTCATTATTATTAGTGAACGAAGTCTAATTACAGATAAAATGGTTTTTGCAAAGATGCTTTATGATTCTAATAATATCGAAGATGTTGAATATCAAATATATTTAAAATGGTTTGATTGTTTTTGTAATGATTATCCTATTAATAAAATAATTTATATCAAGTCAACTCCTGATACTTGTAATAATAGAATTAATGAAAGAGGAAGATTAGGTGAATCTAAAATTCCTTTATCCTATTTAAAAAGTTGTAACGATTATCATGATGATATGATATATTCTCTTATAGAACAAAATAATGTTACCATTTTAGAATTAGATGGTAATGTAAATATAAAAGAGAACAATGCTCAATTAAAATTATGGTTAGAAGAAATTGATTCCTTTATACACCGTTGATTATTATTCAAAAAAAGTTTTAATAAAATTTATTTGCTCTAATTTTTCGTCAATAGTTTTGCAATATACTGCATGATGAACAAGTGATTGATTAATATTAAAAATTGTTCTTCCATAAACAATATATTCATTTGGTATAAAATCATAATTGATATTATGCAACATTTCATTTATAATAGTTTGGTCTCCGAGTTCCATAGTTCTTTTTTCTCGGTTTAATAAGTTGAATAATACATTCTTAAAAAATGTAATAATATATTTAATGTTTTTATTATTTTTAATTATAAAAAAACCTGTATTAACTAGTTCACTGGTGTGTTCTCTCATAAAAAATATATCATTATCATTTTTATCTACAAATTCTTGTAATTGTGTCCATTTTTCTCTATTTTTATTAATGAATACAATATCACAATCAGAAAAAATAAAATTTTTTTTGCTTTCGGTTAGTTTATAATTTTCTAAAACAGTAATTAGGTGTTTTATTTTATTAGTAACAGCATAATACCATAAATTAGTTTGAAACCCTTCATTAGTAAAAATTAAATTATCATAATTATCTAATTTATGTTTAATATTTTCTTCTTTGACTCCTATATTTTTTAGAGAATTTAGGTACAAACTTGTTAATTTTTCATAATTAGGAGTTGAATAACTTATTATTAAAGATTCATTTAACATGGAAATTACTTCTTCATTTTTAGTTTGCTGTTGTTGCTGTTGTTGCTGTTGTAATTCTCTCTTTTTTGTTATTAACATAACATTATTATCATAATCATTCCAATGAGATGGGAATTTAATTAATTCAAAATTATAATTTGTATAAACCTTTTTCCATTTTTCAACAATTTCTAATAATTGTGGAAGATCTCTCTTGTTGTTAATATCTTCTATGATATAATATCCATCTGGTTTTAATTTATGAATACTGTTTTCAAAAAAACATTCATTTGAAAAATAACGATGTAGTCCATCATCAATTATAATATCAAAATTATCTTCAAGACCAGGTTGCAACCACATATTTCTCACACATTCCGCATCAGTTTGATCACAATAATAGGTTTTTATTCTATCTGTCTCAAATAAAATTTTTTTATCTACGTCAGCACCATATATTTCTGAATTTGCAAAGAATTCACACCAACCAAATAGAGAAGCACCCGGTCGTCCATTTGGACCCATATTTGAATCGATGTTAGGATCTGTTGTACCCATTCCTAATTCGAACACCCTCAATGGTTTATCCTTTATATTTTTCCATAATTCATAATAAAACATGGTATAATGATGCCAAGCCCATTGTAAGTTGGAATTACCTTTATCACTGCGATTTCTTGTCATTATTTCACATAAAGGGGTTGTTTGATTGAAGTTCAAATTTAAATTCATTATTGTAAATAAAGTCTTTTTATTTTTAAATATAAATCTAGTTTATATTATAATTTTTATTTTCATAAAAAATTGATATTTTATTATAGGAAAATAAATATCCATATGAATAATACAACAACTAAGAACTAAAATGAAAGTAATGAATTTTGTAAACCTTATAAATCAAGCATTCCGATTTGTTATTCAAACAAGTCAAGAATACTGCATTGATGAATCGCATGCTCTTAAGCATAGTATGGAAGTGTTTAATTATGCAAATAATATTTATGAAAGTGAAGTGAAAAAAAATCCTTATTTATGTGAACAGAGAGAAATAATTAGTTTATCCGCAATTGTTCATGATATGTGTGATAAAAAATACATGAATGAAACAGTAGGAATTATTAATATTAAAAATTATATGAAAGATTATTTATCAGAGGAAGAATTAGAAGTTGTAACAAATATTATAGGTGGAATGTCCTACTCAAAAGTTAAAAAAAACGGTTATCCATATTTAGGCAAATATCAACAAGCTTATCATATAGTAAGAGAAGCTGATTTATTGGCTGCATATGATTTTGATAGATCTGTTATATATAATATTATGCGTAATAAGTGCAATTATATAGAGTCGCTTTATGAATCCAAAGAATTATTTGAAAAAAGAGTGTTAAGTTATCGAAAAGATAAATTATTTATTACGAGTTATTCCAAAAATAAATCAGTACTGCTTCATAAAAAAGCTGTGGATGATATCGAAAAACTGAATTTGCTATTGAAAATATTGTAATAAAGATGGTTTTATCTTATGCAATTTCAGTATTATAATTGCTCTTGTAAATAATATAACCATCCGGTTATGATATATTTATCATGTGACAAAGGTATCTTACCTCGATGAGGAAATGTCCACGAAGCCGGAAATAATAACAGTTTGCCTGTTTCTGGTTTAATAGTATGTGTTCCCCAAAATTCAGTTTCCCCCCCTTCTTCTACGGTATTTAGATACCATAAATATGTGACTACACGATATCTTTTATTTTTATAATCATTGTGAAAATCATCATGATAAATATATCTCCCTTTTTGTTTAGTATACCTTTGAATCATAAATGTATCATTCATTAATGGTTTTTTACTAAAAGTATAATATTCTCGACTATTATTTTCTTTTTTGTGATTTTTATTTATTAAATCATCTAAAATTTTTACATATTCTCTTGTATTTTTAGCTAGTTCATTTTCCAAAAATTTATGAATTTTAGACCATTTTTCAAATCCAGTTTTATTAGGAGAGTTAGGAATTATTAGATCATTAGTATCTTTAATATTTTTATTTAATCCTCCGAATGTAACACCTTCATATTTATTTTCATCCGATTCAAACATATCTATAATTTTTTTGCACAATTCTTTAGAAATAGAATTGGGATTAATATAAAAATAATTATTTTCCATAACAAATATTTAGGTGTATTTTTAAATATAAATTATTAAAAATAATAAAAAAAAAATTATATATTAATATTATTGATATATTAATATATAAATTTGATGAGCACATTTTTATATAAAGGAACCCCTATTTCTCAAATTACAACAACAAGTGGATCAACAACAAATGCACCTTATTATCCAAATTTTCCTGTTGTACCTACTAATTATACTGGACTTGTACCAAACGATTTTTTATATTATTATACTGACTCTATAAACGGTACAGAACCAGTTTCGGAGTTATGTACGGCTTCATACACAATAGTTAACACCAGTACAAACACACAATCAGTTCCTTCAGGTTGTAAAAGTTTTTATGTTATAGCAGTAGGAGGAGGTGCAGGTGGGTATGGAGCAGGCGGTCTTGCAAAAGGTACTTATCCTCCAAATGGTAGTGTTCAAGGTGCTGGTGGTGCCGGAGGTAGGGGTGGTAGTGGAGGTACAACTATAAGATTATATAATACAAGGAAAGGAAATATTTCAATTAATATTGGCAAGGGTGGCACCGCAGGTAACCATGGTGATGATGTATCTGTAGATATACCTACAGCAGATCCCACCCCATATTCCATATCAAGTGGCCAAGGGAACCCTGGTAATGACGGCAATTCTACTCAAGTCTTTTATAGTACAGCACCATTCATAGATGCTCCGGGTGGCAAAGCTGGTAATTATGGTGGTTCGGCTAAGGCTGATTATGACCCATATAACTTTAACAGTACTCAAGGAGCAGGTGGCGATCCTGGGATCGATGGCGATGACAAAAATCCATATTCTCTAAATTTTCCAATGGGGGGAGCACCCGGCGGTAGAGGTGGTAGTTGGAATCCACCTATACCTTATAATTATGTAAATGCTCGGGATGGGTCTGATGGTTTTGCTCAAATCATTTGGTTATACGATTAAATTAATATTCAAAAATCCTACAAATAAATAACGCGTCCCTTTTGTAATGGGCAAACCTGAATGTTTAATTCTACTACTATGGATAATTAAATCACCTTGTTCCCCTTTCATAATCAACCCATCATCAAAATAAGTCCCTCCCCCTTCAAAATCACCTACATCACTTAATAATATATTAAATGATATAAAGGAACCATCCTTATGAATTTCCAAAAAATTTTGTTCATCATGTTGATATTTAACTATAAATAAATCTTTAAAATCCAACATTATTTCATCATTTAATCCATAAGATTTTTTAATTTTATCGCCAATTACTTTTAATGATTCAAAAATAAACCCTGAAATAATTTTTACAGATTCTACAGGTAAATCAGTAGTAGGATATGAAGAGTGTCGTTTCTTTGTCCATCCGCCGTTTTCTTTGGCATATTTTTCACATTCATTTATTATCCAGGTACAAACATTTGGACAATAAATTTTAGGATACACGAAACGTTGTAAAAAACGATTGTATTTGATTATTACAGTGTCATCCATCAATTCTTTTGCATCCTCAGCAATATTTCCGTATTTCGTTTTCAATTGCGATTCTAATTTTTTTACTTCAATTTTTTCATCTAAAAATACTTTGTAATTAGTGATTCCATAATCACATTCTTCTTTGCTTTCAGAAGTAACGACAACCTTATCTTTGAAATTTTTAAATAAATGTTTTTCTCTCTTGTACAATAAATCATCAAATAATTTGAAATTCATAATATCTTTATCAATACCAATAGATTGCATATTTATTTCTTCTTGTAATTCTTGACAAGTTATAGAAAGTAATTTATCATTACTAGCATTAGTAAAATTGCTATTAGATAATGTATCCTTATAATAATCTATATTAGTAGGTTTTTTATCCCATAAATTAATAGCTATTATATATCTATCTTCTTTAGTCACATCTAACGGACATGATTCATCATCAATAATTGCTGAACCATGGAAAAATTTACCATCAAACGTAATTTGTTTATTTTTCTTCGGAAATGAAAAAAACAAAGACAAATCTTTTTCAAATTCCTTGTACATATATCTTTCCATATCAATGTTGGTTATCAATGTAGGAAAATTACAATCATTTAAATAGGTAACTGATGATAATAAAGGATAGTTATATTCTAATTGTTCTTTTTTTAAATATTCATCACAATCGACATGTAGAGAAGAGGTTTCATATTTATTTTTTGACCAAAACTCAATAAAATATTTATCTATTATATTATTCATATTTATATCCTCCTCTTCTATTATTTTTAATCTTTTAAAATGAAACATAGCAATATCATATACATATTTTTCTAATATACTGTATTTTTGTTTAGTTAAATCTAATAATTTTGTTCCATGTAAATTTCTATCTAATTCTTTCAATAAATCATCAGTATAAAGAGTTTCATTTAATTTCCAAACTTGTATTTTTTGTATATTTTCCATAATATATAAAATAACCAGTAATAATATTTATATTATTATTTATACTATAATTAAAATTAAAATTGATATAATTTAAATATTATTACATAATATCAATTAATATTAAAATGAGTCAAATGATGCGTACTAGTTTTTCAAATATTTCGGCCATTTTGCAAAAAAATGTAAAGATTTATTCAAAAATAGAATTTCTATTACGATTCGACGGATGTAGCAAAGGTAATCCGGGTAAGGCCGCGGCCGGTGCAGTGATTTACCAAAATGAAAAAGAAATATGGTCAGGGTCAAGATTAGTTGGTTATAATGAAACCAATAATTATGCGGAGTATATGGGTTTAATCATGGGACTCCAAAAGGCAATCGAATTAAATATTAAAAATTTACATGTGGAAGGCGATTCAATGTTAATTATTAAACAAATGACAGGTAAAAACAAAGTCAATTCATCCAATTTAATTGAATTACACAAATTAGCCATTAAACTAAAATCGAATTTTGACAATATAACTTTTGAACATATTTATAGAGTAAATAATTCTCGCGCCGATGAATTATGTAATGAAGCAATCAAGAATCTCAATGAATTTTCACCATAAAACACATATTTTAATTATTTTAATATTCCAAAAGTGGCACATCCAATATTCTTCTTGATTTAAATTTCAAAATATCCAGTTCTTTTTTTGTAGTGGGGAATTCTTTTTCACCATATATATCTTGTAAAAGTAACCATTCAAATATTCCTCCGGTATAAACATAGGAATTAAAAAACCCTAGAGTCTGTAATTGATTATATTTTTTATAAATCTTATCATCATTACAATTTTTTCCATAAATAACAATTTTAATTTTTTTTGAACCATTGCGAATTAAATTATTTATGATGGTAATTTCCTTTTCAGGAGAAATTGTATTTGGCAATAAACAATCCTGTTCATTTTCCATTAGAGTATTAATTAGTATATATTTTTCTGATCCATTCAATAAAAACTGAATATCTTCAAAATTAATTTTATTTATAGAGTTTGTATTTCCCATTTATTTTATTTTAATTATTTATTAATCAATTTAAATATCTGTTTAAATTATATTATTTTTAATTTAGTTAACCAAATTTTCATTAATAAAAAGTGCGTCAAATTCGCTATAACCTGTTAAATTTAACATTGGATATTCATAACCAAACATTGTACTACATTTGTATGCGAAATTGAACTCCTTTAAAAAAGTTTCTAATTCTTTAAATGTTGCACCATTTTTATATGTACTTTGAATAGATGTTTCAGTTATAATATACTTTACTTTATGCAAATAATTTCCCAAACTGTTTAAAGCATTTAACTCATAACCTTGTAAATCAATACACAATAAATCAATATGATTTAAATTTTTACTTTCCATAAAAGTATCTAATCTCATACCCTGAACAATAATTTCTTTTTGAGGATTCGGTGTATTATAATCAGGATCTCTAGGATCTCGCATAGAAAAATCAATTTTTAACATGGATGAGGCACCTTTATTATTATATTTACTAATATCAAAAGGATAAAATGAAACATCCCCATTATTTTCAGATACAGCATTTTTAACCAAAATAATTCTATTTTTGATATAATCTTTCATCAAAGAAAAATTCTCTTCGCAATCCACCAAACATTCTGGATTACATTCAAAACTATAAACCACAGATTTATCATAATAAGCTATTAATTTCAATGCATCTAATAAATCTCTACTTCCTAACTCAAAAATGACATTAACCCCATCTTTTTTAATATTTTCTAAAAAAATTTCAACATTGTAAGTCATATAAATTTATAGTCAATTATCTTTATATGTATTATAATTTTTTTATATATATATATTTTATTTTAATGAAATTGTATTACAATTTCAACTTCTTCTTTCTTAATACTTTTAGTAGCTGAAACCGACAACTCTTCTCTCTTCTTTCGTGTTTTCGTATTATCAATTTTAGGTTCTTTTCTTTTAGATGTACTATTACGAGAATTCATATCTTTTTCAATAGTATCATAATTTTCTTCAATATAATTAATTACCTTATTCTCTATAGCCCATTTAAAAAAATTAAGTTGTCCAATTGTAGTTTCAATAAAATTATCGCCTTTGTATGGAATATTAATTCGTTCCCATCTACAAAAAGGATCAAATCTACGTTTACTATATGCTTTCAATTTTAACTTGTAATCGAAATAAACTTTGAATCTTCTTAAATTTCCGTGTGAATCTTCTATAGTATAAAGCGTATAATTTTTTTTTGCATAATTAGTAGCAAACCAATCTACTATTCTTAAAGAAATTGTTGATTCGCCAGTAATAATTTTTAACATTTTATCCAAATTATTTTCATCTTTGTAAAATTCAATTAAATTATTTAATAATAAATCGTTTTGACTGGTATATGTATTTAAAAAATTCATAATATTTGTTATTTTATTATCTATTAAATATATTTAAGTCTTTATTTAATAAATAACTTAAAATTATATATAAAATACATAATATACATAATATATATAATATATATAATATATATAATATATATAATACATAATGCGTAGTACTCGAAAAATGAAAACAAATAAAACAAAAAAAATCAAACAATCCATGTTTGGTATTAATGATTGTCATAATCCAAAAACTAATAAAAAGAAAAATTATAAATTCAATACTACACTAAAAAATCGCGCTGCCAGACTACGAAAAAAACCTTATAATTATAAAACAATTATTTTATTCCCACATAATTTAGGTCAAACAAAAACAGGTACAGAAAAAGCACCAGAATATATAAATAAATTTATAAATCATAAAAAACATATAATTAAAACTGTAAAAAATACCGGTAATTTTTTTAAAAACATTGATGAATTATATAAAAAAAATAAGCAGTCTTCTGGAAAAATAGTCAATATCGGTGGTGATCATTCTATGGCAATAGCCACTATTGCAGATACATTAAATAAACATCCTAATGCAAAAGTTGTCTATTTTGACGCTCACGCAGATATTAATACATATAAAAGTTCCAATTCAAAACATTATCATGGTATGCCATTAAGTTTTGTTACAGGATTAGATAAAAACAACCATTTTTCTTTTATTAAAAATAAATTACCTTTTGAAAATTTATTATATATAGGTAGTAGGTGTTGGGATATTTTTGAAGTAAATGAAGTATACAAAGATAATATAAAGTTTTTAACACCAGACGAAATAAATAAGAATTTTAAAGGTTCTTTAAATAAAATACTAAATTTCGTAGGTGATTCTCCAATTCATGTTTCTTTTGATGTTGATTCTATTGATCCAAAATATATACCATCTACAGGTACACCTGTTAAAAATGGTGTTGAACTAAAAAATGCTATAAAAATTTTAGATACATTAAATAATAAAAATATAGTAAATATGGATATAACAGAATTAAATATGGATTTGGGAACGAACCGTGATGGTGAAAAATCAGGTAAAAATACAGTTGTTCTTTTCAAAAAATTTCTGGATTAGTTTTATCTTGATTTTCTTTACCATAATTAGTAGAAACAGGTTTTAAAAACTGATCGTGAACAGATAGATCATTTACATAACTGTTATTTGTTAAATATGGGTTCATATTAACTTGACAGACCATTTGCCGTTCTGATAATTTCTGATCAGTGTCTTCTCTCTTATTAAACTGAACAAAGTTCTTATCAAATAGAGAATTATTTAATATTTCCCATGTATTTTCATCATGATTCAAAGCTGTCTCAAATGCAGACGACTCAATTTCTTTATTAAATTGTTCGTTTATTTCATTATTTTCATTTTTATAAATTCTTTTACTTCTGTCATAATTTTCACCTTTGGTCCATTTCCATTCGATTATTTTTTTATTGTCTGTATACATTTACTTTTAGTTTATTTAATATAAATATTATTTTTTATTTTTTATTACTAAAATAATATTTACTAATTTTATTTACAATAAAATAAAATAAAAATATATTTTATAATGGCTCTCTCACCTTCAAGTATCCAAAAATGGAGAATCTCTATTTTCTCGGCATTTATTTTTCTTTTAGTTGTAAATCCTTATACTTATAGTATAACAAACAAAATATTTAGTAAATTCATTGGAACTGTTTCAAGAAATGGTTGTCCAACAACAGTTGGTCTTATTTTACATACCATCGTTTATATTTTATTAATTCGTTATTCTATGGATTTGAATTTATTTTCATAAACAATCTGAAACACTATGGTTTAATTATGTTTAACTATATTTAATTGTTTGGTAAATAAAAATTTATCACAAGATTTATTGCGTCGTTTAATATTGCAATTTAAACAAGATAATACAAAATTATCTTTATTGTGACCTATACTATTATCAATACGATCAACGGTCCATTGTGATAGTTCTCTCACATGTTCATAAAGAATAAACATTTCACAAGAGCAATAATAACATTTCAAATTTGATTCAATTAATTTTTCTAATAGTATATCATATGTGATAAATTGTTTTTCATTATAGTGTTTTTTAAGTAGATCTTGCTGTTTATAACTATTAATCTTGTTTTCTATTTCTTTAATCATTATTTCTTTTTCTTTATTTCTCTCATTGATCTCAATGAGAGAGTCTGCATAAATTTCTTTTAATAAATACAACTGTTTATTATAATCTAAGTTTTCCATGGGTAAATTATATTTATTAATAATAGCGCGTGTTTTTTGTTCATTTTTTACACGATTAGCGCGTTTTATTAAATATCTATTATTTGTACCATTTATAGTAATATGTTTGTTATTTTCTTCATCTGACATATTTATTATATATAATATGTATATAAATATAATAACTATTTATTATATTTACACGAGTTAAACTTAAATATATCTTTATATATTAATATAAAATGAATGAAATAAATAATAAAACGAATGAAACAGATGAAACAGATGAAACAAATAAAACGAATGAAACAGATGAAAGTAAAACAGATGAATGTATTGAATTGAAAAATATACAATTTAAAACGATGTTAATGACAGGTGTTCAACTGACACAAAATAAATCTTATCAAAATTTAGATAATCTTGATAAATTTTTAGAAGATGAAAAGATTTCAAACGAAAATGAACCTTGGTGTAAATTGAATAAAACAATCAAACTAAAAAAATTATTAGAATTTGTGGAATATTATAAAAATGAAAATGAATTAACACATGATGAGTGTGTTTTATTAGTCCAATTTTTAAAAGACTGTTTAGATAGAAAAAAATTACAAAGAATCAAAGATGTTATTTATGATAAGGAAAATGGAATTATTAAAAACATTCCTGCATTAACATATATAAAAACAAATAAACATTTTACTTTAAAAAATATAGAAAAACGTGTATCTACTGTTAAATCATTGCCACCTAAGAAAGGTCATGGCACTACAATTAAAAACAAATAATATATTTATACAAATTCTATAATAATATTGATGGTATCGTTAAAAAGAGTTGTATGTTTATATAATATTTCATTTGCAATTATTCGATCTTTTCTTCTTTGTATGTTTTCATAAGTTATTTTTCTCCATTTTCTTATAAATTTCTTCATATAAATGTCACCATAATACCCACTATTATCAAGTGGACTAAATGATCTTTCAAAACGTGCAATTCTTATCCTTCCTGGTGGTGAATACCAATAATTATTTCTAGATAATTGAAAATCAACCAATCATTTTATCTTTGTTTTCATCTCTTTCTGTAAATATGAGTGTGTACATTTTAATAAAATAATTACTACAATAATAAATGTAAATTTTTCTATAACAAAGAAGTCATTTTTTTTATAAACTAATTATTATTAATATAAAAAAATAGTAATATATTAATAATATGAATACATATTTATACTTGGATGAATTACCCGAATTGCAAGATATTTCTGAAGAATTAGTTTTTGAAGATGAACCAACTATTTTTGATGAAGAAGTCACAGTTGAATTAGTTGAATCCGCACTTTATTTGATGGAGGATTATATGATTGAAAATCCAACGGCTATAACTGAACCCGATTTTGAAGAAATTTTTTTAGAAGATATCAAAGATTTATTTTATATTCAATTTGAAGAAGAAATACTAAAAAGTGATTTTATTGAAGATGATTTAAATGATATTTTGGAAGATGTATTCCAAATTTTTATAACTACTTTTTGTACCGAGAGAAGTTCAATGAATATACAAAATCCCACAAATTCATCATCAAATATAAGTTTTTGTGATAAAGTACAAATAATTCAAGATAAAATTATGGCATTAAAAAATAAACCACAACCAGTACAACGAACTGACGCGTGGTATGAATTTCGACATAATCTAATCACAGCCAGTAATGCTTATAAAGTGTTTGATAGTCAATCAACTGTTAATCAACTAATATATGAAAAATGTCAACCTTTAAAATCGGAAATAAGCGAAGAAGATAAAAATAAAATGGTAAATATAAATACACCATTTCATTGGGGGCAAAAATATGAACCAGTTTCAGTAATGCTTTATGAAAATTTGTATAAAACAAAAGTAGATGATTTTGGTTGCATCCAACATGAAAAATATAACTTTTTGGGGGCTTCTCCCGATGGAATAAATGTTGATCAAAATAATGAACGTTTTGGTCGCATGTTAGAAATTAAAAATATTGTTAATCGAGAAATCAATGGAATACCAAAAAAAGAATATTGGATACAAATGCAATTACAAATGGAAGTTTGTGATTTGGATGAATGTGATTTTTTAGAAACCAAATTCATGGAATATGAAAATGCAAGTGAATTTTTTGATAACAATCATGAAATATTGCCTGAAAATATACATAAAAAAGGTGTAATTATTTACTTTCATAATGCGACAGAAATGAAACCGTTTTACGTTTATAAACCGTTGGATATAATAGAAACGGATAAAATATTAGAATGGGAAGAAGAAATGGTAGATAAATATCAATCTTCCCCACACAATTATATGTATGTTAAATCAATATATTGGAAACTAGAAATTATAAGTTGTGTTTTAGTTTTACGAAATAGAAATTGGTTTGAAAACAATATTAAATCAATAGAAAAAGTTTGGAATATTATTGAAAAGGAGAGAATATCTGGATATGAACATCGGGCCCCAAATAAGAAACCCAAGAAGGAAATTATTATAAAAAATGTAGATAGTTTAAATATTGATAACAATAACAAATGTTTGATTAATATAAAATATTGATTGTAAAATTATAATTTATAAAAATTACTGCAAATGATATAAAATAAAACTAAACCAATTATTTCAATTAAAATATGATAAGGAAAGTTTGGATAAAAAGACATCATTTTTTCACAATTATATTTTTCATTTAAGAATAAAATTATTATTAATATTACAAGGAATAATATAATATTTATTTTATTCTTAATATTTTTCTTCAAAAAGGGATAATAATAGAATAAAACAGACAAAAATAATAGTGCTTGACTAAAAATATAATAAACTACATTCATATTACAAAATGTGTATATATCAAAAAAAATTAAAAATAGATAAAATATAATGAACCAAATACTAGGTATTTTTTTCACATAATTATAAAAAAAATATAGAAAAGCAAAATTTATACAATAAGAAAGCATGTGAGTAATATTTATTTGTATTGAACCAGGAATATGTACACTATGAGAAAATACATGAAACAATTCAAAACAAAATATAAAAAATAATAATATAAAAGTGTAATTTTTTTTAGTTTGTATTAAAAAATAAAATATAATTATACAATTAAAAAGATTCAACAATGATGAATATGGTTGGGCTATTCCATTTTTATTTGGTTTTTCGCAAGTGCTAAATGGAAATGTATATTCAGTCATATATTACAAATATACAATTTTTTTATAAAGGGTATTTTTAATTATAATATAATTATAATATAATAATAATATAATTATGAGTGATGAAAATACTAATGAAAATACTAATGAAATTTATAAAGGACCAATACCAAGAGGAGAATTAATACAAATTTTCAAAGATATTGTAAGTAACTGTGAATTACATAATGAAAACGAAGTTATTGACCTGATAGTAAAATATGGTCATTCTTGGGCCGACGATGACGGTGCAAATATATTCACTATGAAAATAATGGAATCAAATAACAATAATTTGTTGGCAATATGTATTATTAATTATTTAGCAACGGCAACTGATATCATTATCTCAGGATACAATAAATTGTTTGATCTCGGTTATACAAATGAACTAGGTGAAACTGCATTAATTTTAGCAATTAAAAAAAATTCATTTGTTAATGCTTATAATTTGGTAACCGAATTTTTATATGAATGTAATCCAGGACAATTAACGAATGCTGAACATTTGTCTGCATTGGATTTTATGTTACAAAAGGAAGAAAGTATAATTGCAGAAAATATAGAAATTGTTATATATTTATTAGATTATTATATAGAGAATGACCCTTATAGTATTGTATTTCACAGAAATATTGATATAATTTGTAGAAATCTTGAATTTTATAAACCTCTAATACAACCTCGTTTTGATACAGAAGAATTAAATTTAAATGAAGATTTTTGTAAAGGAATTAAAAATACAAAAGCCAAAGAGAATACTGGTTTATTTTCAAAAGTTTATACATCTGTACCAAATACCCTTGGAATGGTACGTGTAAATGGTCGAAAAATTAAATTACCTTTACCAGTTGCAAGAAATTTTAATGTACCTTTAACAGTTCCTAGAAACGATGATTATTATTCAGATGAATATTCTGCAGAAGAGGCAAATCAATTTAGATTATCTAAAAATAATGAAAACAGAGGTGGAACAAAAAAGATAAAACTAAAAAAATCGAAAAAAAGAAAAACTAATAAAAATCCCAAAAATAAAAATCCCAAAAATAACAAACGCCAAAACAAAACCAAAAGGTATCGAAAAATTAAATAATAGTTTTATTATCTATTTTCTTCTTGGTCATTTTTAACATATTTATCATTTAAGAAAGTCCCGATCCTTTCCTTATCATCCCATTTCATTGTTCCTTCGCCATGTCTTTTACCGCTTTCAAAATCTCCTTGATAAATTTCGCCTTTGGCATTTGATTGCGTTCCTTTACCATGTCTTTTTCCATTTTCCCATTGACCTTCATAAACAGTAACATCTGCAGGGTCAGTAAATTTACCAAATCCGTCTCTCTTATTATTTTTATAAGAACCCTCATAAACACTCCCATCTGCATATGTCATTTTTCCTATGCCATTTCTTATATAAATTATTTGTATTTCCTTATTTTCATCTTCTTTAAAATCAATTTTATAATTTCCTTGATAAATATCTCCATTTGCATAGATTATTTCATTTGGTCCGTTTAAAATATCACCATTTTTAAGTGTAATTATTCCATTAATAAATCTATCGCCTTTAAATTCTCCTTCAAAAGTACCATTTGGATAAATCTTTTTGCCTCTAATAAATATGTCATCTTTAAATTCTCCTTCAAAAACACCACCAAAAACACCACCATTAACATGTACCATTTTGCCTTGACCATTTAATTTGTTTTCAACATAATTCCCTTCATAAAAAGAACCATCTATGAATTGAATTTTACCAATACCATTTAATTTATTATTTTTAAATTCTCCTTCGTAAACTGTACCATTTTTATAAGTTATTTTACCAATACCATTTAAACTATCATTTTTAAATTCTCCTTCATAAATATCTCCATCTTGATATATTATTTTACCTTTACCATTTAATATATTATCTTTTAATTCTCCTTCAATAATGCATCCACTTTTAAAAGTAATTTTACCAATACCATTTAATATATCATCTTTAAATTCTCCTTCATAAATATCTCCATGTGAATATAGTATTATACCTTTACCATTTAAATCTCCATTTATTATTTTACCATAAGAAATTGATTCATCATCTTTATCAATTTGAACCCTTTCATTCCAATAATTAGGATTTTTATCCATTTCAATGGTTATATCTTTAATTGTTTCTTCTGGTAGAATTCTTAAAAGTTTAAACACCAATAATTTTTTTGTTGGTTCATTTTTGTATAATTCCAATATTTTCTGCATATCTTCTTTTTTACCAGCACCTATTATATTTCTCCAATGTTTTCGTTTCTTCGTGATATTTAATTTTCTTTTTTTTTGTATTTTATTTAGGTTTTGCCTTCTTGTTTTGCGTCCTCCTATTAACCCACGCTTCTTAGCAGTTCCTTTTTTTCGGTAAACGCGAATACTTCTACCACCATTTAATTTCTGTTTATTTAGTTGTGAACGAATACTACGTGTATTTCTCTCACTAATGGTTTTATCAGTATCATTTTCATATTCAAAATTAGAACAACTCAAATCAAGAAAGATAACTTCTTTTACTCCATTATTATGAAGAAACGTTAAAATTTCTTCCATATAGATACTAACATTTTCATTGGAGTAAGACCTACCTTTTAATTTAGTAATTAAATCAGGTTTACCTTCAACATTCAAACAATAAATTCCATAATCCCACTGAGACGAATTTTGTTCAGTTTTTTTATTACGAGTATATTCTTTATTAATCATATATGGATGTTTACGATTATATGTAATAATCTCATAACTTTTATCACGATGATGAATATAAGTATTTCTTAATTCAGTATTAGAATCTGGAGTTGCTGTAAACATATCTTTCACAGTGTCCTCTTCAATTGATTTATATAGTTCACTTAGAGTTTTAGTATATTTTTCAGGGTTTTTAATACCTTTTTGTAATTCCTTTTTATTTTTTTTATGAAGAATTGTTTTAATAAATTTATTAACATCTTCATCATTAGTTAAATTGCATACACCATGAGTTACGGCACTCATTTTAATAACCTTCATATTATCAGGTAATTTAAATAACTTGGCTTTATTATTTGTTTCTTCTATAGGAATAGTTCCATGACAAGTAACTACTACTATTACAGTTTTAGGATAACTCATTTAGTTTTTATTATATACATAATCAAATATTATATAATAAAAATAATAAAAATAATAAAAATAATAAAAATAATAAAAATAATAAAAATAATAAAAATTAGTAAATTTAATAAAGGATATTCGGAACATCAGTTCTAAATGGCAATAAATTTATGCCAGTTGTAAAATAACCGATTCTTGTACCGCAGTCAGGGTTCACTGGAGGTAATGGTGTAATATAATTAGTTTTCAGTTGTTTTTCTTTATAAAGTGCTCCACACATACTTGCCGGCATACAAGTTCCTTCATCGGGATTATTGGGATATCTAATATTATTTGTAATCTGGTCATAAGATCCTAATTCAAAAATAGGATAATGCCACCATATACTATTTGCATCATTATTAGAAATTCCATTTCGTCCTGTCCATGGAAAAGTATCAGCCACTAAAATATATGATTCTATATTTGAATTGTCTAAAATTTTAGGATTACTATTTACACTACAGTTTCTATAATTTTCAATTGGTTTACGTGTAATTATTTTATATGCTGTTGGTAATCCTAATCCTAATACTATAATAGTCAATAAAAATATATATTTATTCATTTGTATATTATATATTTTATATGTATATTTTATAATTTTATAATTTAATAGGATGATATAATTTATATTCTAAAAATTGTTTCGTTCCCGAAAGTATATCTTTTTCAATTAATTTTAAAAAAGGGGATTGGTTATCAGTTGAAAGTAACCCACATAAACAAGGTAGAAATTGACTTATTGTTAAGTTTTCCTCTATACATAAATTTGGTAATAAAGCTTCTAAATATCCATAATATTTAACATCAATTTTATGTATTAAAACAGTCAAAAATTTTTTAGAAAATCGCATAATAAATGCAAATACCCCTAAATTCTGCTTATTTTTAAAACCACATATTTCATCTTTATGGTACCAATATTCCCATCTACATCCATTTTGTGTCACTAATAAGTCTGTATCAAAAAGGCGATGTTTATCAATTAAATAATCATATTCTCCTGGAAAATATACATCATTTTCAATTATCCAAAAATAATCGTAATGGTTAATTAAATGTCTATTCTTTTTAAAATAGGTAATGTACATTGCGTGCCCCATTTGATCATAGGAAGTTTTTTCTTTATCTACTTTAATAATTTTAATGTGTTTTAACATAGTATCGATTGACTCATCATAATTTTTGGTATTATCGAACAAAACAATTATTTCCAAGTGTTTATAATATTTATCATTTCTTTTTAATGTTTCTAAAAAAACTGGTTTAAAATCATGTGTTAAAAATATAATTAAACTTTTTGTCATGTTATTAATAATATTAATAATATTAATTTTTTATATTTATAAATATCTATAATTATTTATAATTATTTATAATTATTTAATAAATTATTAATATTTAAAACTATATTTTTATACTTTATAATATTGAAAATGGATAGTAATAATGAAATGCGTGTTACCAAAAGAGATGGAAATTTAGAAGATATGTCATTTGACAAAATTTTAAATCGTATTAAAAAGTTGGGTCAAGAAGTCGGAATACAAATTAATTATTCTTCTTTGGTTATGAAAGTAATTGACCAGTTATATGATAAGATAGAAACCACTAAAATTGATGAACTGGCTGCCGAACAGTGTGCTTCTCTCTCAACTCAACATCCTGATTATGGTACATTAGCTTCCCGAATAGTTGTTTCCAATCATCAAAAAAATACAGACTCTTCTTTTTCAAATGTTATGAGAAACCTATACGAATTTAAAGACTTTCATGGAAAACATACTCCTTTAATTGCCGAACATATTTGGAAATATATAGAAAAATATTCCATAGAGTTGGATGAAATGGTAGATCATAATCGTGATTATCTAATTGATTTTTTTGGTTTCAAAACTCTTGAGCGTGCATATTTATTTCGATTAAATAAAAAAGTAGTTGAAAGAATACAGCATATGTGGTTGCGGGTTTCAGTGGGTATTCACGCAAACATTAAAAATAACCAAAGTATTGCTTTAATTAAAGAAACATATGATATGATGTCACAAAAATATTTTACACATGCAACACCCACACTGTTTAATGCGGCAACACCAAGACCTCAATTAAGTTCTTGTTATTTAATTGCTTTAGAGGATGATAGTATTGAAGGTATATTTTCTACTTTAAAGGATTGTGCACATATTTCTAAATGGGCTGGTGGAATTGGTTTACATATTCATAATCTCAGAGCCAAAGGTAGTCATATAGTTGGAACCAATGGAACTTCCAATGGAATTGTTCCCATGTTACGGGTGTTTAATAATACAGCGCGATATGTTGACCAAGGAGGCAATCGTCGTAATGGTTCCTTTGCCATTTATTTAGAACCTTGGCATCCTGATATAGAGGATTTTTTGGAGATGCGTAAAAATCACGGTGATGAAGAATCAAAGGCACGCGATTTATTTTATGCTCTTTGGATTTCTGATTTATTTATGGAGCGTGTCCGTGACAATGGTAAATGGTCGCTTTTTTGTCCGAATGAATGTCCTGGTTTATCGGATATTTATGGTGAAAAATTTGTGGAATTGTATACCAATTATGAAGAATCAGGTGTTGCTCGCAAAACGCTAAATGCTCGTGATTTATGGTTTAAAATTTTAGATGCGCAAATGGAAACTGGTACACCATATTTACTTTTTAAAGATGCTGCAAATAAAAAGTCGAACCAAAAAAACATTGGCACAATAAAGTCGTCTAATCTTTGTTGTGAAATCCTAGAATACTCAGACGATAAAGAAACTGCCGTGTGCAACCTGGCCTCAATTGGTCTCCCAAGTTTTGTAAATGAAGAAACCAAAGAATTTGATTATGAAAAATTGCATGAGGTAACAAAAGTTGTTACCAATAATTTAAATAAAGTGATTGATATTAATTTTTATCCAACACCAAAAACAGAGAGAAGTAATAAGTTACATAGACCTATTGGAATTGGTGTTCAAGGATTAGCCGACACTTTTATTCTAATGGACATTCCATTTCATAGTGAAGAAGCTAAAAAGGTAAATAAACTCATTTTTGAAACAATTTATCATGGAGCATTAGAAAAAAGCAATGAAATTGCTATTGCGATTAAAGATAAATATATATCACAAGTAGATTTTAATGCAAATAGCAAAGATATTGGAACAACCGAACAAGTTATTTATGAAATGAAATACACAAATGGCACTAAATATGGTCTTAAACCAAAACATATTGGAGCATATCAATCATTTGAAGGGTCCCCTGCCTCAAAAGGAATACTACAATTTGATATGTGGGGTGTAGAACCGACACCCGACCGTTACGATTGGACATCACTTAAACAGTCTATTGTTGAACATGGATTACGTAATTCTTTAATGGTTGCACCAATGCCTACTGCATCAACATCGCAAATATTAGGTTTTAACGAATGTTTTGAACCATTTACAAGTAATCTTTATAGTCGTCGTACATTAGCCGGAGAATTTGTGGTAGTTAATAAATATTTAATGCGAGAATTGATATCTTTAGGACAATGGAATGAACAAATTAAAAATAATATTGTGGCTAATAAAGGTAGTATTCAACAATTAACATTTTTACCAGAAGATATAAGAAATAAATATAAAATAGTATGGGAAATACCAATGCGTCATGTTATAGATATGGCATCCGATAGGGGTGCATATATTTGCCAAAGTCAGTCCATGAATTTATGGGTGGAAGACCCAACATATAATACTTTAACATCAATGCATTTTTATTCATGGAAGAAAGGATTAAAAACAGGAATTTATTATTTACGTAGAAAAGGCAAACATCAAGCACAACAATTTACTATTGAACCAGAGAAAAAAACAAATGTAGACGAACATGATGAAATATGTGAGATGTGTTCTGCATAAAAATAGAACAATAAAATATAAAATATAAATATATTTTATAAATGAAAAATAAAAAAATAACAAAAAATAATAGGAAATCAAAAAAATCAAGAAAATTCAATAAAACTAAAAAATATAATAAAAAAAATTATAGGGGCGGAGAAGAACCATTTAAAAAAATACGAGTGGAAAATGTTCCCTATAGTTATAGTATTGATAGTTTAGTTGATGGAAATATTATTAACACGACTTATTATGGAAAATATAGTGGTGAATGGGTAGATGAAAAACCATTTAAAGAAGGGAAATTTGTTGCAGATGACACAGAAAATTTTTATGAAGGGTCATGGGAAGATGGAAAACCAAATGGATTTGGTGAAATTGTTATACCACATTCTAAAATGTATTCAGGAGAATTTTTGAATGGTAAAATACATGGAACTGGGATTATGGAATTTTTTAATACAGGAGTAATATTAGAAGGATATTTTGAAGACTGTATGATAAATAATCGACAAAGGGTCTGTATTAATGGGGTTGCCAATTATCCAGATGGTTCAAAATTTATAGGACAATTTGTAAATAATGAAAAAATTGGTGGTAAAGCAGAACCTCAAGGTGATAATTTAGCCAATAATAATGATTACAATATGGAATTAGGTAATTTAGGAGATATTGAGGGTAACACGACACTAACAAGTGTTACAGATTTACCATTTTTTTAAATTAAAATTCTAATATAAATATATAAATGAAAAAAAAAACCATTAAAAATAAAAAAACAAACAAATCCAAAAAAACAAACAAATCAAAAAAAACAAACAAAACCAAAAAAACAAACAAATCCAAAAAAACAAAAAAAACAAAAAAAAA